CGTAGTAGCTGCGCAGGAACGTGTCGACGTGCTCAGGCGCCATCGCCCTGATCTTGTCCTGCATGCGCGGTGTTGCCGGCACAGCCTGCAGATGAACGAGGTCGTTTTCACCCTGCTCGAGCGGCTTGTCGTCGCCGTCCCAGTTGGAGCCGCTTGTCAGCCCGTTGTCTTCTCCGCAAGCGCGCAACGCGTCGTAGAACTTGCAGTGGTTGCGCGCGCACTGGTAGCCGTGCTCGCCGCAAATCACGTCGGCAGCGCAGCCATAGCAGTGAAGAGACTTGCCAGGGATAGCCTTGCTGGCGCCCTTTGCCACGAGCATCGCAGACCGCTCTGGCGAGCGCAGTGTCTCGTGCACGTGCGGCTTGTAGCCTTGCCAAACGAGCGCCTTCAGTGTCGCCTCGAGCTTCTCGCGAAAGGCAGGAACAAGCAGGTTGATGTCACTTTCCGGCTTCATTGTCCTGCCTCTCTCGGTGCGCGACGCTGCCAGTGAGCGTGGTGACCGCGCTGGTCAGCTCGTCCACGGCGAGCGTCAGCTTGTTGGCGGCGGCGGTCATCTTGACGATCACGTCCGCTACGCGCGTGTAGATGCGCTTGGCCTCATCATCCACGGCGCAGCTCCTCGATGTACGAAGCGCGCCCGGCGTCTCCAGCGCGGCACTCGTACTCAACAGCGACCATCGCTTCGCCCATCACGAGGCACGCCGTATTCGAGCCGTCGTCTGGGTCGACTGACCATCCGCTGCGGCCGGTGTACTCAAGCGCTTTTTCTGCAGGGTCAAACATCTCAATCTCCGGAGCCTTCGCAATCTGCGAGGCAGTTGAACGAGCATGGTCAGCCGCCCGGCCTCGTCGGCGGCCTGGTGCGTCGCGTATCTTCTCCTGCAACTGGCAGGTCATCGAGAATCGAGCCGTGTTCACGCACCTTGCGGACCGCTTCGATGACTTCGCCGAAGCGAGCGCCGCGAATCGATATCGCCTGGAACACGGCGTCGAACAGCATCCGCCAGCGCTCGAACGACTCGCGGTCAGCGCCGGCCTTCAGCGCGAATGCGATGGCATTGCCGCACCACATCGCCAGCGAGGCCGCGCGGTAGTCGGGGTCGGCCGCTCGCTGAGGCTCGCTCACCGCGCACCTCGATGCTTGTCGCGCTCATGCTTGGCGATCTTGTCGAGGCGATGCGCCTGGTACGCGCCGCGTACTAGCGACACCACCACGCGCCAGCCAGCCAGCGCCAAGATTGCTCGCTGCTTCCAGGTCACGGCTTCTTCTCCGCCGCAACAGCCGCGTCGATCTTCGCCTTGATGCGGTTGTGCTCTTCGAGGTAGCGAGCGCCGTGGTCGACCATGTCTTGCAGCTCCGAGCGTGCTGCGTGCTCGTCGCCGTTGTGCTTAGCGAGCAGGTCAGCGCCCAGCTTGAACAGCGCGGGCAGCATGCTGGCGACGATGTCGGCCGCTTGACGGTTCACTTGGTACCGCCATTCAGCGAAGCCCACGCTCGCGTGATGTCAGCATAGGCGGCGAGCGCCTCAGCGAAACGCCCATCGTTGTAGAGCTTCACGGCCTCGTTGTAGAGCGTGCGAATGGTCGCGAATACGGAGCGCGTCTTGTTGCACTGCTTGTGCACCGACTCCAGTTCGTTCGCCGCGTCGTAGGCCGGCTTGAAGCCTTGGTCGTACGCACGCTCGATGGCCTGCACGCGGACGATGCAGCCTTCAGTCGCAGCGGCGTATGCCGGGTCGATAGCCGCGTTCGTGGCCTCGAGCGCTGTGCGCGTGCGCTCTTCTAGCTGCGCGGTGCCTGCGCATGCCGAGAGCATAAGCGTGAGTGCTATGACGATGTACCTCATAGACATGCTCCTGCAGGCGCTGCGGCCTGCGCTTGAACTTCAGCGGTGTTGGCGCCGTAGCCTTCCCAGATCTCGGCACGCACGTGCTCGCGGTCAGCGTCGTGATAGACGCAGTCCAGAAGCGTGTGCAGCCACTCGTGCACGCTCGTGTCGCGCGTGGCTATCTGGTCGCGGCCCGCGAGCACGTAGATGGTGCGGTCAACAGGCGTCGTGCAGCCGTGTACGCGCTCGGCGCCGCTCGCTGCCATGCACGGAATCTCCGCGAGACTGGCGAGCTGCACGGTGTATTGCGAGTCGAGGAACTGACACGCGTAGCCGACGCGGCCTAGGCGCTGCTCGAAGGCTGCGAGAGATGCGGAGAACGAGCGGTAGCAGGCGCGCGCTTCGACCATTGGCGCTGTTGCAACGACAGGCGCGTGCGCGATGTGCGCACAGCCAGAAGTCACCACCAGCAGCATCAGCCACTTCCACATCTGGGAACCTCAGGTATCGGACCGCAGCAAATCGCCATCGGTCACGATGTTCATCGTGCATCGCGAGTCGCCCGCGCCACCGCTCGTGTTGTTCCAACGCACTTTGATGCGCGTGCCGGGAGCGTTCTCGAACACGGCCCATGAGCTAACAACGTTGTTGCCGTTGGGCGCGATGTTAGCGAGCTTCACCGCTGCGTCGGGCACGAGACTGTAGTTTGTGTCGTCGGCCGATGCCCAAAGCTCAAAAACGCCAACAGGGGTGTCCGTTGGAGCATTGGCGAGGCCGGACACGTTGTGGATGATTCCTTGTATGGCCAGGAACCCGCCGAATCTCAGGGAGACGTACGGAAGGTCAGCGACAACCTCGTCAGCAGCCAATGTGACAGCCGTTTTGTAGTTGCCGCCAGCGTCGGCGTTGAGCGCTGGCACGCCGCCTTTGGTTGTCTTGCGAAGTCTTGTGCTCATGTTTATACGTCTCCCGCTTTAGGCAGAGATGGACACGCCATAGCGGCGTCCTAGCTGAGTCAGAACGAAAGCGGCATCGATCGCAGAGAGCGCGCGAGCCCAGTAGCCAGTCGTCGCCCACAGGCCATCTAGAACGAACACCTCGCTGCTCGCGATTCCGCATATGTGCAGGCGCGTGCCTACAAGAGCGCCCGCCACAGACGCGGTCGCGGGCGTCAGGCTGTTCACGTAGCTGGTGATGCCTGCGGCCGTAAACACGCTGACTATGACGCGGCTCGCCGGCGCGCCTCCCGCGCTCGTCGCAGAACTTGCAACCTTCACCGAAGCCGTGCTTGCTGTCTGAATTTGAGACACGCCGGTGTTGATTGTTCCGCCAACTGTCACGGCCATTGCCCCGCGACTGTTCGACGCAAACCTGACTACAGTAGCTACCGAGAATGACGCTGGCATTGCCGCGAACGCGTCTACGTTCCCGTAGGCCCCGAGGCCGGCCGTAGTGGCGCATGAAATGGCCAACCTTCCGCCCAAGGCAGAAGCGACGGCTTTCTTTGCTTGACCAGTGCCCTGCGCCGACAACGACAAAAGCGACCCGACGTAGTTCGGCAGCGATGTTGTCACGGAACCATTGTCGACGGCATCGTCTGCGCGCCACGCCCGGTCAGCGTTTAGCGCAACAAACGGATCTGTTGCAGACAAGTCGAGCGCCAGGCCAGCGGCGAGGTTTTTTGCCAGATTCACGCTCAGCTCGTTCATGTCACCCACACGAAGTCAGGAACCACTAGAGCTGTGCTCGGCGCCGTTCCGGACACGAGCGTGATGTCGTCTGAGCCGATCTCGTCGTCGACGGTTGCTCCGCCGTCGGTCTGCCAAAGGTGCTCGGTCAGCACCGACGGTGGAATAGTCGGCGGGTAGATGACCAGCCTGCGAGCGGCGAGCACGGCGTCGAAGTACGCAAGAGCCTCTGCCTGCGTGGGCGTCGTGCCAGTGTCAGAGCCAGCGATGCCAAGGATCGTCCAGTCGGATAACACTGGCTCGGTGCCGCTGTTGTTAGTGCCGACGAAGAACCGCGTTCCCGCAGCAGCTGCCGCCGGAGTGTGCGCCACGCCAGAGCCGATTTGCGCTCGAGCGGCATATGCGCGCAGCGTGCCGCCGTCCTGCGTGAAGAAGAACAAATGCGTCCTGGCTACGTCAGCGCTCGAAAGTGCCACGGTGCCGCTAGTCGAGCTGCCTGCGCCAGAGGCGCGCACGCAGTAGACAGAGCCCGTGGTGCCGTTCCCGCTGCCATAGACCACGAAGCCGTTTGTTCCATTTACGCAGCACACGAGCGCTTCATTAGCACTGGGCACGGCGTTCAGGTGAGCGAGCAACGCGACCCACTTGAAGTTTCGCAGACCTCCGCCAGACGCGGTAGCGCGCACGGTAGACGCGCCTGTGAAGGCTGACTCTCCAAGCAGTCCGATCGTGTTGAGCCTCGGCTTGATGTGGAGATTTATGCGTACCGTTGCGCCAACGCCCGTGGCAGCGTTGAGCGTGACGATGCATCCGCGCGTGGTGATCGCTGTGATGGCCGCTAGCAGCGAACCGGCGCTGGGAGAACCACTCTCGGCCGCGACAGAAGGGAACACGGCTGGCGGGAAGCTCTCGACCTTGCCCCAAGCGACGCTGAGCGACGTCACGCCATCAGGCACGACAACGCTGACGATGTCAGGCGACGCTGTGCCGCTGATCGAGTGCATTCGGTCATAGAGATAGTTCGCCCCACCGCTCGGCTCAGAGTTACGGCCGAGGCAGCCAATGCGCGTAATGGGTTGCGGCGCATCAACTGGGCCGACGTCGAATGGGTTCGTGTTGGGGAACGTGCAGTTGATCGCGGTGATGCTCGCGTCTTTTGCCCGTATTTTCCAACGCGGCAAAGCCTCGGCGCTGCTCAAAAACTGAGTGCCAATCATCGTCAGATTGGTGTTGCCAAATGGGGCGTGGATCCATGTGTCTTCTTCAGCAGCAATCGTCGGCCGCACGGAAGCGACGCCGTAGCTATTCGCCGCCGCCCGGCCTGCTCCGATAGTGATCGGACCGCCCGCGTTGTGCGAGTTGCCCGTAAGGCTGCCGTCGCCTCGGCCGATCAGTCGCTTTGTGCGCTCGCTGTCGAAGAATCCCTCTATCGACAGCTGCAGACCGGCGCCGTCGATCGCGATGCCCGTCGACAGAAGGCCGAAGTTTGGCGAAAACAGGACCATGCTCGACGAGCTCTGTGTGACCCAGATCCCGCGCCCTGTCGGCACGCTGACGCCTGGGTGGCATTCGAATGAGCACTTGTAGAGCGCCCAGTTCAGAGGCTGGCCGTTGGACAGCAAGATGCCCGCTTCGTTACCGCTGAAGTGCACGTCTCGGAGGTCGAACTCCTCCATGTTTTGCGCGCTGGCGCCAAGAATATCAGTGGTCAGCCCGTACTCTAGCGTCGAGCCACTTCCGAATGGGCGAATAACACAGTCGTGAATCTTGAGCGCGGTCATCGCATCTCCGGCTCGAATGGAGCAGTCGATCGCGCTGAGCAGCGTGCGGCCAGAGTTCGGCGAGAAGAACAGGCCTTTGAGCTTCACGCCGCGCGTGGAAATGGAGAACATGGGCCGGTCCGCTGAGCCAGGCCGGTCCCAAAAGATCATCGATCCGTAGTCGGCGGTGGCCCGCGAATCGGCGCCAATGAGGCAGATGTCGGCGCAGTGGATGGCCGGGTCGAGAACGATGGTGTCGGTGATGCGCACACGGTCTGCAGAACCGAAGCGCAGAGTCGGTCCATTGTTCGGTAAACCGGGCTCGAGATTCGCGATCCGCGCCAAGCGATCGATTGTGGCCTGCAGCGCTGCCGTGTCGTCAGTAACGCCGTTGCCCCGGATATCCGTGCTGCGTGCAAACGGAGCCTGTCCGTTTTTGCGTCGTCGCCACGTTCCTTGTCCGGGGAAGTTGGCATAGATGTCAACGCCGTTGGCCGTGGCGTTTGAGGTTAGCCAAATAAGTTCGCAGCCGTCGCCCGTGCCATCGCTCCAGCGCGTCGAGCAGACCTTGGTTTGGCCTGCGAATGAGCCCGCCGTGGCGATGACGGTCTCAATGCTGGGGCCGTCGAGGTCTACGACACCGGCGGTAGTGGTATCAGTGATTGCTACCCAACGTCCCACTGGATCGCTGCCCAAGTAGTCGGCACCGTCGGTCGTGCTCGTGGCATCCCATTCCCAACGGCGTCCGAGACCGTCGCCGGGCGTCGTCTTGTAGGCCGTGTGCACGATGAAGCCGGTGTAAGGACCCGACGTGAGCGCCAGCGCCGTCTCCGAAATGGCCTGCCTACCGCTCTCGATTGATACCCGGTTGGCTGGCGTCGTCGGTATCGCTGTGGCGCGCACTGGATTGCTTGCGCCCTGAAACCGCGTGTCTCTCTTGATCGTCTCGGTCATGACGCAGCTCCATCGAGACGCCGATCGGTCAGGCCGAGAAAGCCCGTGCACTCGATGGCGAGGTTTAGGTAGCGAGTTCCGCCGTCGTTGTTCGTGATGGACAACCGCGACTGGAACGCGTCGTTTCCGTTGCGTCCGAAAATGAACGTGATCACCATGCCGGATCCGCTACCAGGCAGCGTGATCGACTGGTCGCCGTACGGGCCGCCATAGAACACCCAGGAGAACCGAACGACCGGATCATCGATTCCAGGAAGCGCCTTGCCCAGCGAGATGTCAGACGCCGCCCACTCGCCTTCGATAAACACGAAGCGGTCTCGGTAGTCGATCTGGTCAAGCGTGCTCGTGGAGGCCTCTGGCAATACGCTGCAGGCGTCGATGTCCATCACGGCGCCGCTGCCAACAGCGAACGAGATGAGCCGCTTGCGCTGCCCGTATATGCGTTGGCGGACGTCGATCTTGCGGTCGTAGATGTGTCCGGCGCGCTCACGCACGAGCCACGATATAGGCCGAGCTGGCAACGCACCGTCGACGATGGTTCCAAGCGGTGGCGCGGTCACGGCCGACGTGGCCCCAGCCTGACCCTGTGCATAGCAGCCGTGGAGTTGCGGAACCGTGAAGTCAACAGACAGCGCCTGTGGGTATGCAGAAGGCAGCGACGGCAGCGCTACGGCTGGCGTGCCGAGCAGCGGCGTGGCCGTGACCATGATAAAGCCGCACGCATACTCGTGGTCACTCAACGACGCCTTCATTTCTGCCTTGAGGTAACCCGTGGTCGAGTCTGCCCACAGCCAGATGTCGGCGTCGGTGCCCGTGTAGCAGATGTACTGGAATGCGGTGGTGGTCGTCGGGTTCGCCGCAGATCCTGTGCCGGTCAGGAATATCTTTGTGAGCGGTAGGCCAGACGGTGAGCCGGAAGAATCCTCGATCATCCGGCCCGTGAGCTTTGTAGACGACGCCTCTTTGACGACGGTGCTGCTGTCTACAAGGTGCGTGACCAGTAGCGCACGACCTCGCCAGTCAATACTCGAGTCGAGCACGACAACATTCGGCGTATCGCCAGCGGCAGTGCGCTGCATGGCACCCGTGTACAGGATGCGGCGCACTGCAGAGCCCGGAGAGATGAGGTCGGCATACGTGCCGATGGTCGGGTTGCGAATGCGGCTCTCGCTCACCATCGCGGTGACAGCGTCAGCATCAAGCGTCGTCGTTGGCTCCAACCACGGCTCTCTGCTGTGCGTTGTGTCCGCGAAGCACTTCGGCGTTCTGCGAACGAACAGCTTGAAGTAGTACGTATTGGTCGCGTGATTGTTGGTCAGCGTGAGTGCGTTCGCTGACAGGCTCAGCTCCATATTCGCAGCGGCGGCACCGCCAGCGAGCGGCACGAACAAGTGTGGGAACGGAGCCGATCCCGAGTCGCCGAGCTTCACGGCAGACAACCAGCCGTGGCCGCTGAGCGCGGTCGTGTCGGTGATGGCCGACGTCGACACAACGATCCACGCCTGCACAACGCGACTGCCCCACTGCGCACCGTCTACCGTGCCAGAGTCCTCGAGAGCCACCGTGGTCAAAGCGGTGAGGCTACCAGCCGCGTACAGCATCGCGCCTGGTGACGATTCGTGGTCCAACGAGAAGTGATTCGTCATCGTGCCGGTGTTGCCGCGGTACGGCTTCCACAGCAGCTGTGCCTGCATCTCCTTGTACGATTCTTCGGTGAGCACACCGCCGGGGAACTGCTCGAGCGGCGCCGTATCCGCGTCCGCGAAGAACGGCGTGGCTGGGATGGACACGCGAAATGCCGAGCGCTCCACGGGACTGCCGTAGTCTGCGTAGCGCGTAGCGCCCTTGCATCCGATCGCGCGAGCTGGGAGGCCGCGGCGAAGGAGTGCGTCGATGACACGCATCGTTGCGATCGTTGCGCCGGTCTCGAGCCGTCCGACAGCTAGGCTGCCAAGCTTGTGTCCGCCGCTGCGCCACGTGACGCTGCGATTTGGAGCGAGCGTTACACCACTGGTCGTTCCAAGCCACGCATCGAGCGCATGATCAAGCCGCGCTTCGATGAGCTTCGGCAGCGCGCTCATCCACGCGACCAAGCGAGCCTGACGCTGAGCCGTGCTGAGCGTCGCGTCTGTCGGCATCGACAGCAACCGGTCCCAATCGTCTAGCGCCTCGTCAGCCGTCGAGACGAACGCGTTGCCGACAGACGCGTCGAGCGCTTCGGAAGAGCGCGCTGCAACAGACGCAACGCCGTCGAGATCGGCTACACGCACCGAATCCTCGTCGTCGCTGTAGCCGGTGCCCTGCATTCGTCGCAGCAGAGCAAGAAAGCCGGCTGTATCTGGCAGACCAAGCCTCATGTCCAGACCCTGATGGTGATGACTAGCGGATAGTAGACCTCGAGATCAGACAGCACGGCAGCTCCACTAGGCTCAGAAACGACAACATCGACGATGCCTGGAACGTGGCTCACCGCGCCTCGAAACGCGTCTAGCGCATCGGCGGCATCCGGACTCGGATAACGGTACTGATTGGCTATGTACGGCGCTTGGCCATCGAAGTACGCATCAATGGCGTTGATGAGATCTTCTCCGTACGGACCACTCTGAGATACTACAGCACGAGATGGGACGTATGGGAGGTCTTCGCTCACATCAATGTAGTCTGAGCCGACTGCGGACACAACGCGCTCGACCAGACACGGGTCCTCATCGTTGCCAGCACCGCGGACAGTGGACACGATGACGCGATCTCCGACAGCGAGAAGGCCAGTTGGCAAAGCCACCGTGTGCTTGATGCGCGTGATGGTGCTGACGCCAGTGAACAGTTGCGCGAAGGTGGGGTTGTACTTCCAGTCTGGCGAGAAGTCTGGCGAGACGCGCAGCGTCAGAAGCCAATCGACCGGCTCCATGTGCGAATGAGCCAGGCTCTGGAATTGATCGACGGGCGTGCTGGATGCGCTGAGGTTGGCCACAACGGCCGCGGCGTCGTATGCGGTGCCGATGGAGCGCATTTGCCCGATTTGGCCGATTGTGAAGTCTTCGGTCGAGTGGTTGAACTCTGCAGGGTAGACGAAGACTTGACGCAAGTTCGTGCGTGGTGTCTCGAGCGCGAGTCGACGAATCTCCTCAAGCGTCATCATGTCGAGCCGCGTGCCGTACAGGTCGCGTAGCCCTTGCTGCATCTGCGAGGTCGTCAGCGCGTCTCGGCCGCCATCGATGTATTGGACGGTCGCTTGCGAGAAGGTACCGGTCCACGGGCTCATCGTCAGCAGGTCGCGCGGCTCGCGGTTGCCAGAAGCGCCAGCAACCACGGCGGTCACAGCAGCGACAACGCCTGGCACGCGAGTGAAAACGTCGCCCAGCTCTGGATCATCGACCAGCGCAAGGTATGGCTGGCAGTAGCGGTAGGGCGCGTTATTCAGCACGGCGCGCGGGCAGAACAACTCGCCCGTTGGCGCGTACTCGTAGATCTCAGTCGTGCCTCCTGCGCTGAGGAACGAGCTGCCTTGAAACACCATGTCACGCTTCGACCGATGGCCCGCCGTGAACGTGCGTGATGCGAACACGCCCGTGCTGATCGTCGTGTCGACGGTGTATGCGATGCCGTCTGCCGAGTACAGAGTGGAGCCGGCTACCAGCGACTGATTGGCGCTCGTGGACGCTCGCACCGCAAGCTTGCCGGTTGCTGCAACAGCTACCTGCGTCGTCTCCTGAATCGTTGCGCCGATACCGGCGATGCTCGCGTGCTCGCGCAGGAAAGCTCCGAACGACTTGGCCTTGTCGAGCGCGCGCCTGCCAGAGTTTCCAGATTCCTGAATCAGGAACGCAACACCGCCGAGCATGCGCGCCCAGATGTCGTAATCGCTGCCGTAGCTCAGGTCTGCGTTGCGCACGCCGGTCGAGTCGAACTGCGTAGCGCGCACGATTGAGCGCGCTCGTTCGTTGAGTTCCTCTCTGGTGTACGCCGGCATGTCGGTCATGGCGACACCAGTTGGAAAGAGCCAGCAAGGCGCAGCGTCATGAGCGGCGCCGCGTCCATGTCGACGAGCTCCGCGCCGTCGTACGAAAGAATGGTCACGCTCTTGATGCCCTCGATGGCGTGTAGCCGAGACAGCAACGCGCTCTTACGCAGCGCTCCTGACCAGCGCCGACCTTCGTCTGGCCATCGTTCGAGCTGAGTTCCGGGGAACGGACGCGCGGCCACGCTCAGGCCGGCGTAGTAGTTCTGCACCCCAGGATCGAATGGCTGCACCGTGTAAGAGCCCGGCCCAAGGCTGTCGAAGTACGCATGCACCGCATCGTCGATTTGCTGGTCCAATGGGCCAGCGGTCCACCAGCGCAGGAATGTCGAGTCTTCGGCGCGCTGGCAAACGAGACGAGCGACCGACGATAGATCCTTGATGACGGCATAGCGTCGGTCGTAGTCAAAACCGATCACCTCTGTGATGACGGTGGCGAACGGATAGACGGTGTTGCCCGTTGAGTCGACTGTCACCGCAACGCGGTCGCCAACTTTGAGATTGGCTGGCACGCGCGCTGTTGACGACGACGCATAGAGCCGAGAGAACGGCTCATCTGCGTCCATCTTGTACGGGAACATCACGTCAAGGCTGCCGCTATCGGGTCCGTATCCAGACTGCGCCTGAACGCTGAGCACGAACGCGTTTGAACTGCGCAGGAAGTCGTCGGTACTGTAGTGATTGTTGCTGCGACCTCGCCAGTCCCACTCGACCGAGTGAACCTTGACGTCGTCGTAGTAGTGCGTGCGCGGCGTGCCGTCTGCGTTGAAGTTGCACCAGCGCTCAACGATGGCCGCCTGCACTTCACCTATGCGGCGCGAGTTGTGGCCGAATGCCAAATGCTCAACGTTGACCGTATCCAGGCCGGTTGGCCGAAGCTGTCCACTCTTGCCGATTGCAACGATGTCGACCGTGCCAGGCCCGCGCACGCCCATGTAGACGATGGCGTCATCGAGCGCGACGTCCGGGCAGGCCAGCGCAATCTCGCGCCAGTGCTGCGGGTTGCCGTTCGATGGAGCACCGGCGATGGTGTCTTCGAGCACGCGGATCACACGCTCTTCGTCTGGATCGATCTCGCCGACCTCGTCACCTCCGCCGCTCATCTCGAGCACGTAGCCAGCGGTGATGACCTCGTCGCTACTCGTGATTGGGCTGAAGTCTTCGTTGGTGACAGGGATGACGAAGCTCGATCCGTTGCCTTCTTCGCCAGCGTCTGCTGACTCAGCCTTTACCAGCAAGCGCCACGTGTCTTCAATGAGCGAGTCGCCATTGCCGACGCTGATGGACAAGGGCACGAACAGGTCAACGTGCCTACTAGCGATGTCGACGTTTCGCACGACACTGAATGCGATGCGAGCCGGTGATCCGGCCACTCTCGAAAAACAGTCTCCACGTCGCATCGACTTCGTGCGTGTTCGAATCTTGGTCAGCGAGCAACCATTCGCCGCAGTCTCTGTTGCCCAGTGATCGCCCACGGATCGGAACGTCGCATCCTCAAGGGCCACGTAGGAGCGTGCGATGCCGTCGGGAAAGGCCGTGCTCGGGAACTCGAACGTCGTCCCTTTCTTGACCTGGTGATCGTATATGTTGTCGGGCAGGCTGCTCACGACGATGTAGCCGCGAGCCTTGGTGGCAGGCTTCGTGAAGTCGACGCCGTTCTCAGCCAACATGCGCTCACGATTGGTCGCGTCGGCAGTCTTCGGGAAGATCTGCTCGTAGATGTACTGAGCCGCCACCTGCGCCGCCTGAAACAGGATGGACGCGGTCTCGATGATGATCGCGCCGTCAGAGCCCGTGGCACTGTTCGCCGACGCAACGATCGCGTGCGAGCGCCGCTGCGCCTTGGCGATCTCGCGCAGACGAGCGAGCGTGTAGAAGACGAGTCCCATTAGGCGATCCCTGCTGACGCCGTGTAGCGCGCGGTCTCCGTGGTCGTGCCTCGCTTACCGGTGACCTGGACGTAGATTGCGCCGACGATTGCCGGCGACCTGTCAAAGGGCTTCAGAGACGCCTCAACGGTGAGCGCGTCAACCTGGTCGACGAGATGCTCAACAGCCTGCCAAGCGAACTTCTCAGCCAGCTTGCGGCCACGCTCGTCAGCAGTCTGCACCTCATGCAAACGCGAGCCGAACTCGGGGAAGAACGTGCACGAGCCTTTGCGTGTGCCAAGTGCAAGCACGACCTTCGACGTGAAGCCCGTGTCGTTCTGCAGGCCGCCGCTTGAGACGACGTAATCTCGAGTTTCCGCATCCACTAAGCGCTGTGAAGCCGCAGCCATGTCAGCTCCAGTTCACGGCAGGACCGCCGCCGCTAGGGGTTGCCAGGCCGGTGAGCGCCCACGCTTGGAGCGCGTTAGCCACCTTGTCGACGCCGAGCTGGCGCGTGGTCGCGTTGCTCGCGAACTGCGCTGCGAAGCCAACGGGAGCGGGAGGCGGAACGGCGATGAACGCTGGCGCCATGCCGCCTGCCACGGTCAACGCGAACGCCGTCATGGCCGTCTCCATGCCCGCTGCTGCGCTTGGCGCCGCGAACGCCGCATCGAGCGCCGTCTTGAGCGTTGCAGTAGCGGCGGTGACCGTCGTGGATGCCGGCACTACAGTGGCCGCCCACGCTTGGATCGCGTCTCCCCACGCGTTCGCGCAGAGCGTGCGCGTTGCAGGGTAGTCCGCGCCTCCCGCTCCTGGCAGGCCTGGCGACGTCTTCAGCGCTGCGAGGTTGAGTGCCATCAGCTGTCCACGTCGTGTTTGGTGGATAGGAAGTTCGGGAAGTTGGCCGCGTTGATGGGCGTGCCGCTCGGTCCCATCGCGGTCGGCACTGTCAGAGCGCCGAGAATCGTCTGCAACTGGTTGCCGAGCACTACCGCTTGCGCAGCCGTCGCTGCGCCAATCTTCACGGCGGTGGAGTTGATGGTCACCGAGCCATCTGGCTTGAGATGCAGATAAGCCGGCGTTGTCCCGCCCAGCGCCTGCAAGATGACTTCGCCATCGCTGATGCTGATGGACCACGCGCGATTCTTGACGTGCAGGCAATTTTTCTCGTCACCAATCTGCAAGAAGAGCGCGTCTTGACCGGCGAGCGGCTTGAACTGCAGCGGTCCGAACCCGGCAATCTCGTCGTCGGTCGCGCTCTCTTCATCGTCGCCGGCAGCGATGCCCACAACCACGCTCTTGGAGCCATCGAGCTTGGACGACTTGATCTCGCCCCAGCGCAGCACTGAGCGCACGATGTCGATGACCTCATCGCGTGTCATGCGGCCTCCGACAGGACGATCGAGTCCTTCGGCACAAGCCGCAGCGTGGTCGACGGGCCGGCGCCTTCACTGCGCTCGAACGTGCGACCGATGACGTAGTACTCGCCGCTGATGCCTTCGACGTCGTCGATAACGTTCGCGATGGTGTCAGTCGCGAACACGTTGCCATCGCTGCCGAAGCCGCGAAGTGTGTAGGTCAGCACATAGGCGCCTTGCCGGCACTTGGCGAGCTCAGCGGCTGCTCGGTTCGATGCTTCGTCGACGGTGCGCAGGCTGTCGTCGTGTACCAGCAACACCTTCTGGAACGGCACCGACGTGTCGCTTTCATTGAAGTCGTCCACCGTCACATCGAGCTTGAAACGCTTCCCGCCTGTCGTGTTCTTGCCGCGGGAAACGACGCGCACCGTCGAGTAGACGCGCGCCGTGTCGAGTCGACCACCACCGCTCAAGATGTTGTTCTCGTTGGGGCGCTGGAACTGGCGCTTGAGCGTGTAGCGAGCTGGCTGGTTGTAGTCTATGGCCGCGATCAGCAGCTCACCGTTCGGTCCCATGCGCAGCATCGCACCGAGCCGACGTGCATGCCGCGACAGCAGCTCCCAAACGGTCTCACCGGCCTGCGTTGCCGCATCCTTGACCTTGAGCTGGTAGATTTGCGCCGCTTCGACAGACGCGCTCAACCCGCGGCCCTTACCGGTGCCGGTGAGTAACTTGACGGGATCGATGGTGCCGTTGTTCAGGCCGTCCATGATCTTGTCGCTGATCTTCGCGGATGGGATGCCGAGTGAACGGGCGAGGTCTTGCCGCGTGCGCTCGGGATTCTTCGACGATGCGTAACCAGCACGCACGTTGCGCGCGCCGATGGCGTCTGCGCTTACCTTGATGCCGAGCGATGCCCACGGCTCAACAGCGAGCGTCGCCAGGTCGATGAGCCGAACCTGTCCGCCTTTGGCCTTCGCTTGCGCCTTGCGGAATAGGTCGAGGTCTGCAGCGCTGTCGACTAGCGGCGATGCCAGGTCGCGGCCTTGCACCACGAGGTCTGTGCCTGACTCGTAGCTGTTCGAGATCTGGCGCGCATCGGCGAGGCCGGTGCCCTGCAAGGCCATCTTGCCGGCGTGCGACACGTAGAACTTGATGAGCGCGCCTGGCTTGAGCGCCTTGCGAGCGCGGTCCAGGTTCTTGTGCATCTCGCTGGACGACGAGGTGCCTACGCCGAGCTTGAGATTGAATGCATCGGCGGGCGAAAACAGATCCGCATCGAATGACACCGACTGCCAGCCATCCAACTGCAAGCCGTCAACCTCGATGGCCGCGTAATCGCGCTCGATGGTCATGACGCCACCAATATGCGCGCGCCGCGCGAGTACAGCATTCCAGCGACGGGGTTGTGGAAGACGACCAACTCTGCCTGATTTGCGTCGCCGTAGTAGCGCTGAGCAATCTCGAACGAGGTCATCTCGCTTGGCAGGATGACCTCGATAAGCTTCTCGCCACCGTTGCCCTTGGCCGTGTCGTCGCCGACTGCGTACGCAGCACCGATCGCGTCGTAGACCGAGCACGTGATGGACCAGCGCGCGATTTCGTCCTGCGCGCTGAAGCTCAGGAACTTCTGCGACACCAGCACGAACTCATCGATCTTGGCGGCTACCTGGTCAGCGCCGAGTGCAGCTGTCTCGAGCGCCTTCTGGCAATCGACCCACGCATCGGTGAGCGACTTGCCATCGTTCGGCAGGTCAGCCGGATCCGGGATGTCTAGGCTGTCGACGAGGTAGCCGACGTTCTGCGCCGACTTCGCTGCCGATGCGCGCGCGCTCAGCTTGCCGCTCGTGAGGTTCTGCAGCAGCGACTGATTGAACGAGCGCTCTTCAAGCGTGATGGTCAGCTCTACGCCATCGCGTCGATCGCCAACCGTGCTCCAGTCGTAGTCGACGATCTTGACGTCGAAGGCGCCGAGCTCCGCGTCGATGTATTCGACCTCGCCGCGTTTGTCTTCGTCTTCCACCAGCGCGATGAGCTGATCGAACTTGCCGGGGTACAGCGACGGCGACACGCCAGCGAACAGCGGGATGGTCAGCGACCAGACATACGTCTTGCGCCCAACGTCCTCAACGCCCTGGCCCTTGCGGTAGGGGTACTTGTAGCGCGTGAAGTCGCGACCCGTCTTGACGTTGCGCGTTGCAGCGTCGAAGGTGATGCCGTCCAAGCTCGACGGGATTAGGATCTCGCGCAGCAGGTCGGTCACTTCGGCCCCCGCGGTCCCGGCCCGTGGAAGGGCGGCGGCTTGCCGTTGGCGGCGATTTGCTCGAGCAAGCGCGTCTGCTTCTCGGTCTCTTTCAGCACGCGCTGTCCGGTCGCGGCGGATTGCTGCTCTCCGGCTCCTGTGGGCGCGCTGGCGGGCGCTGTTGGGCGGATGGGCACGACGTTGCTGGGCAGGTCGGTTGGGACCTTGACGTCGCCTGTGGGGCCGCCTGCCTTCATCTTGGCGATGTCGCTGTTGAACAGGTCGAACACGAAGTCGGCGACCTTCTCGCCAACGCCGGCTTCGACGATGGCCGCGCTGATGGCCGCGCCGCCACCCAGGATGCCCAGCGCCGGGCCGAGCACGCCGACGGCCTTGCCCAGGCCGCCCAGCATCTTCCCGCCCGCTGCGCCGCCTCCACCGAACCCGCCACCGGCTGCCATGCCGCCCAGCGCCGCGCCGATGCCAGATGCGGAGATGGCGTCTGACCAGAGAGCGAGCTTCGAAAAGCTCATCTCCAGGTTCATCGACATCTCGTTGACCTTGAGAAGCTGCGCGTTGTAGTCGCCAAGGTTCTTGAGCGTGTGCTCCTGCAGCGTCGCGTTCTGGCGGTCGAAGGCTAGGGCGCCGCTTCCTTCGAGCTCGCCCATCGTCTTGGCTGTGATGGCGGCACCCTCGGATGCCTGGACGTTGGCGATCGCGCCGATGTCGATCGCGCCGTCCTTGCCTTCGCGCGTGCGGCGGAACGCAGCCATCATCGCCGTGACCGCTTGCTGCTCGCGGACGTCGGTGAACACCTTCTGCATCACACCGGGGCGCGCGAACTTCTTGCTGTCTGCCAGCGCCGCGATGAGCGCTTCGGGCGTCTTGCCCTTGAGGTCGATGCCGGTGGACTGCTTGAGTCCGGTGCGCGTCTTCGGGTCGGCAAGCGACGCAACGAAACGCTCAACGAGCGTGGCCGACTCGTCGGCGCTCTTGCCGAGTGTGCCGGCAGCCTGCGCGGTGCCAAGGAACTGACGCACGCCTTCGATGCCCTTGAGTCCGGTCGACTGGGCAAACAAGCCAGCAACGGGCGCAAAGCTCGACGCAAAATCCTTGACCTCGATGGAGCCCTTCGACGCAGCGGCCACCATGAGCTTGGCCGCTTCCATCGCTTCTTCACCGCTCAGCCCGAACGCTTGACGCGTGAAGCCGAGTGCCTGCGCGAACTCGCCAGCATCAGAGCCGCTCGCGCGTGCAATGGTGGCAATCTCTTTCAGGTTGTCGGCGAAGAAGCGCAGGTCGTTGAACTTCGCCTGGCCAGTCTCGAGCACGCTGAGTAGCTCGCCCTGATCCTTGCCAGTGGCGATGGACGCGGCGTTGATTTGCCCTTCGGCCTTCGCCTTCTCATCGCCGCTGAGGTTCGCTTGCGACGCCGCAATGGTCAGCCGCTCGCGGAACTCGTTCGCCGCCTGGATACGCTCCGGCATCGAGCGAATGCCGCCGATGCTGCGCGCCGTCTGCGATGCGCCCATGGCACCGCCAACAGCTGCTCCGACCACTCCGCCAAGGAACGCACGTCCACGACGCGCGTGCACCTCGTTCGCCTTCTTCTGTGCCTCGAGCGTCTGCTTTTCGTTCTGCAAACGTCGGGCTGCCTCACGCTGAGCTACCGCTGTCACGCGGCGCTCCTGCCTGATGCGCTCGTCGGCGCTGGCCTGTGCAGCCTTGCGCCAATACTTCGACTGCTCGTCGGCCAGCTTCTGCTGCTCGCGAGCCTGCGTGCGTGCCTCCTTCGTTGTTGCAGCGGTCGCGGCACGCTTGGCGCGCTCGGACTCGGCTTGCGCTTTGCGGGTCTCAGCAAGTGCCTTGCGCTCAGCCTGCGCAGCTGCCTTCGTGGCCTTCGAGGTCTCGGCAGTCTCGCGGCGAACGCCCTGCATGGCACGTCGGGCATCCGACGCGCCAGTCATGCGAATTCGCGCTTCAGCCTCTATCGCCACGTTGCCGCTCTCCTACTTCTTGAGTAGCCGCTGGTAGTCTTTGAGAGTCGTCAGGTAGTAGACGACTTGAGTGAGGCTCGTGCCTCGTGCAGCTTCAACGCCAAAGAAAGCACAGAGGCCCGGAGCGTGCGCGAGTCGTACGCACTCAACCTCTCCTCTGGCCTTTCGGATTTTCCCAGGGTGTCTGCCAGCTCCTCGGCCTCGTCGCCGCTGACGAACGCGTACGGGTCCATCGCCTGGAAGTGGAGCAGGTAGACCTCGTAGCAGGAGCTGACCATCATCGCGTCAAGCTCTGCCACTGCGTCAGCGTCCTCGAAAAACGCTTCGGTCTGCGCGTCGATGTCCACGAACGAAAGCGCGATGGTCTCGCGCTGAATGGCGTGCTCGAGAAAGTCGGGGTCGAACTTCGGATCGACCTTCTTCTTCTTGCAGAAGTCCACCGCGCGCAGTCGAGCGCCGTCAAGCTCAGCATCGGTCGGCACCTTGACGCCAACGTCAATGCTGTCAGCCCCTGGCAACGCGTAACGGCGCACCTCGCCACGTCCGGCGAGTGCAGCTCGCACGCTGTCGTCAGAGAACTTCGCCACGCATCAGCCTCCGGTAAGCTTGGGCATCCCGCCGACGAACTTGCCGCTGGTCGAGGCCGGCGACTCGGTGTCGTTCTTCATGGTCGCTTCAGTGAAGCGGCCCGTGAACTGGAAGCGCGTGCCGCCAGACTTGTAGACGATCGAGACCGTCTCTTTGTCGGTGACTGCGCGAGCGAACGACTTCTCGAAGCCCTTCTTCGGCACCGCGGACTCGACGTCGATGCTGGCCATGCCGGCGCCGTCGCTGAAGCCGGCGAAGCCGAGCGCCATGGTGGTCACCTCCTTGTCGTTGCTCGACAGGTTGACCGTGATGTTTTTGCACTGAGCTTGGGTGCGTCCGTTGATGACGACGTAACCAACGCCCTCGTATGCGATGTCAGCCATGGACTACCCCTCAGCCCACCTGGCGGATGTCGTGTGCGAACTGATGAGCCAGTTCGATGACGTCCACCGGTGAAGAGATGTTGAATCGGCCCTGCGAAATCTTGCTGAGCTCGACGATTACCTGCGCGGCGTTGCGCTCGACACTGCCGAGGTCGAGCAAGCCGCCGATGATGCCCAGCGAGTCGGAGCCGCTGCCTTCCATCGCGTTGAGCACCTCGAAGACAAGGTCGCGGACCATCTTCGGCGTGCACACGAGGTCGGGCGGTAGCTTGTCGTCCTTGGCGTCGTCGCTCGCTGCGAATCCGCCGAAGCGGTCGGAGTAGACGATCTCGAAGATGTCAGCGCCGTAGTCGATGACGGTGACCTTGTGCCAATCGAGCACGCGGTAATCGGGCTTGCCGCTCGAGTCCTGCGACTTCGACGTGATGCCACGGACGATGGCCACATCGCCAGCGCCGACCGTTGCCAGCGGCGTGATGCCGTTGTTCAGCGCCGCCTTGAGCTGCGCGTTGGTCGGTCGGTCCGCCGAGTTGTAGTGCGGCTTGAAGCCGGGAATCTGCACACCGTCGTAGTTGAAGCGCGGCTGTGTCGAGTCCTGGCCAGCGCGGAATGCGCAGATGCCAGCGCTGATCTCCGCAGGCGTCATGTCGCTGTTGCGCATCCAGATGCAGTCGACGCGCTGGAAGTTGACGCCAGTGGCGAGCGTGGTGACGTTCGCGATGGTGTCGTGCGAGGCGAACACGACGCGCTTGCGGTTGCCCACTTCGGGCTCATCCTGCGCGTCCACGTGCGACTTGAACTTCGCGATCTGCGTCGAGTCGGCGTACGGGCAGGCGAGGAACGTGCGGCGTAGTGCGGCCTCGACATCAAGCGCAGTCTGAGGGTCATCGCTCGTGGCGCCGCTGCCGAGGTACGTGGCAGACGCCGTGGATGTGATGCCTGTGCCGCTCTCGATGATGCGCGTGCGCAGGCTGATGAAATTGCCGCGCGGGCCGAAGTTCTTGGCGGTCACCGTGACGGTCGCCGTCGATACGGACGCGACCACAGGCCAGAACGTCTTGTTGTTGATGGCGTCGCGCACTGCTGTGGCGATGGCCGCGATGGCGTCGCCAGCAGCGAACCCAATCTCGATGATCTCGCCGCGCACCGACACTTCGACCGTGCCAGCCGTGGTTGCCGTGGTGCCGCCAATGATGACCGTAGCGTTGGCCTTGGTACCAGCAGACTCGGTGACGGCGATGAGCTTGATCGACGCGCCGGGGTTCGCCGTCAGCGCCTGCTCTGCCATGCAAGCGAGCTCGCCACCGTTGCCGGCAAGCGCGCGCGCTTCGTCGATCGAGTAGCAGTCGTACTCGGTCTCAACCGTCATGGTCGAGCCGGTCGCGTACTTGTTGCCGAAAAGCACTACGTGCTTGGTGGAGTCGGCGGCACTGCGCGCGCCCGCTCCGAACGTGGTTCTGATGTATGTTCCAGGGACCTTGTTGTCGCTGGCAATGATGGACGCGAGCGCCATGATCAGGCCTCCTTCGACTTGTCAGAGCGCGCCGGCTTTGCAGCAACGGGCGCCGTCTCGCTGATGTCGCCATCGCGCAGCGCGCCGCGGATGTACGAATCAGCCACGACTAGCTCGCCGTCGAGCTTGATGCGGTATCGGTTGCCCCTCGGGATCTCGTGGTCCGCTGGAGCGCTCGCGTCGGTCAGCAGGTCGTAACCGACATACTGTATGGCTTGCCCAGTGCGGCTGCGCGTCATGCTCGTGAGCAGACGGCCAGGCACCGCGAATACGCGCTTGGTCTCAGACATTACCGAATCTCCTTCCAGCTCAACGCAGCGCGTGCGCTGATGGAGCCGGTGATTGCCTCTGCGGTGATTGCGAGCGTGTCGAGCGTCGTGCCGTCTGCCTGAATGCGCAGCGCTTGGAACAGCGAGGCAAGGTCAGACACGGACAGTCCGCCATCAGTCAGGTACTCGACCGAACGACCACCGCTGATGCTCGTGGCGTCGTCGTTGACCTCGGCAAACGAGGCCGCGTTTGGATGCGCGGACCACGTGCCGCCCGTGATGGTCCCGCCCACGGTCACGCGGATCAGCGCGTCGTCGCTGCAGATGACCTGCAACGCATCGGCGATGACCTCGCCAAGGTTCGCTTGCCCGCCGAACGTCGCAGCCGGTCTGATGCACACCAACGGCTGCTCGGTGGTCACGCTGGCATCGACCATCTGCGCGCTGAACGCCTTGCCCGTCGGCACACCATCGACGCTAACGCTCGCGGCGTGCACGTAGACCGAGTCGGCAGCCGATGCGCCGTCGTTGACGATCTCGATGGACACTGGCAGACGCGCAGTGCGGTACGCCGGTCCAACGACCGAGCCGTCTGTGTCGATCTGGTGTACAGGCTCGCCGTCCATCAGGAAGATGGCGTCACCGTTCGGCCAGACCTCGCGAATCTCGTACACGTGCGTCTTGCTGACGTCGCGCGGCGTGGCGCCGGTGGACTTGCCGGCGGCGGTCCACTGCGCGCGCAGTACTTCGGTGTCAACCACGCTGCCGGTGATGTTCGAGCGGCGCACCACCTTGAGCTGCTCGCCATCGAGCTCGAAGAACAGCCCGTTGTTGTCGTCGAACAGGCCCCAGCGCTTCGTCTGTTGCGCGTTACCGGTGCCCGCGTGATGCAGCGTCAGCGTCAACGAGCGCGAGCGATTCGCGGATGCGCGTGGTCGGGCATGCGAGCGCAAAACGACGCGGTCGCCGCTGGCCGTCGTGACAGCAAGCACGTGCGCAGAGAGCGGCGCGCTGTGCGAGACGTTTCCGCCGCCAACCGTGATGCTGCCCCACTGCGTGGAGTCGAGCGGCCAATCGTGCTCAGCCTCGAACGCAGGCGTCTCGATCGACTGTCGATAGGCCTGCGACGCGGACAGACGCTGAAGTGGCACGCTCATACGGCAACCTCAAGTTCCTGCTCGTCGTCGTTCGGATCTGAATCGCGCTCTTCTTTGCCGGTCTCGGTGAAGTCGAGCACCTGCACCTGTGGCTCACGCGTTCGGCCAGTCTCTGCAGGTCCCTGGAACATCTTCGTCAGGAACGACAGCGTCGGGTAGAGCGTGCCTGCCCAGGCGGCGGCCATGCGCGTGCGGATCTCGATGTCGCCGATGAACGCCGGGAACGCGAACTGGCCGCGCTCAGCGTGCAGCTCCTGCTTGGTGGCGCTCTCGAAGTTGACCCACGTGATCTGCAGCTCCTCGAGCAGGTCAGCACCGGCGTGGTAGTCGTCGTGCTTGCCGACCTCGAGCGCGCGGATCATCGACTCCCACACGCGGTTGAGCAGCGGCCAACGCTCGCCGAGCTGGTCAACGTTGGTGGCAGGCGTGAAGTAGTAGAAGCGCAGCGTCGTGTAGTTCTCTTTGAAGCCGAACGTGACCTGCTTTGAACGCACTTTCGTGCGCACACAGCCGAGCATCGGCAGCTTGCCGTCGCCATCAACGAGCAGGTCGAGCGGGCGCGGCGCAATCGTCTGGATGACGTCTTCCGCCTCGACGCCAGGCTGAAGCGTCACGGTCGCCATCTGCTCGCGCAGGTCAGCGTTCACCGCGATCTGCAAGAACTGCAGAAGCGGCGTGATGAGCGGATCGGGCAGGCTGTCGAGTGCGGCCGCCTTCGACATCAGCGGCGCTCCATGCGGAACGAGCCGCCGCTAGGGCCGCGCAAGCCTTGGCTGACTGTGATGCTGCGCGCGAACTCGCGGATGCGCTCGCCTTTCATGTCGCGATAGAGCGTGTCGAATGTGTCGCCGGCAACGCCGCGCGCAGTGCGCGCCATCAACTCGATGGACCGGTAAACGGTGCCCTGCTTCAGCTCCGCGATCGTTGAGATGTCGCTTTCGAAGATGGGCGGCGTGCGCTTCAGCAGCTCGTTGAGGAAATCGTCGAGCGCGCGCTGGCGGAACACGTCGCGCTCGGTCTCGCTGAAACCCATGCTTCGGATCTTGGCGAGCGTGACCTCTGCGATGAGGTCGCCGTCGGTAGCCACGCTGTTGACGGGCGTGGTGGACATCAGGAGATCTCCTTTGCGGGAGACACATGGCGCCACTGTCGACGATGTTTGATGTGGCCTATCGCCACCTCGCTGACGCCGTACTCTCGTCCAAGCGCCGCGCACCCCTCTCCTCGTGCAAGACGCGCAAGGATCTGAGAGACCTTTTCGTCGTTGAGGACAGAGCGGCCATTTAGAACACCGCGCCGAGTCTCGGGATGCCTACGGGAGTAGTGCGCGTCGCCTCGTTGCCGGCTGCCGGGGCAGGTGTAGGCGCCGTTGCGCAGACCGCGCGCCTGCCTGCCCTTGGCCACCATGTCAGAGCTGTTGTCCTGGACTGTGCCAAGGAACAAATGCTCCGGGTTTACGCAGGTCGGGTTGTCGCAGTGGTGGCAGACAAACATCCCGTCTGCGATCTGTCCTTTGAAATGCCGATAGGCGGCGCGTGGCGCGCGCACCTGCTTGCCATCGACATAGGTCATGCCGTAGCCGTCCGGGTCGCAACCCCATGTCCACAACCAACAGCCGCTGTTGGGCTCTGGCGTCGTCCGACGATCCCACCACGCTTCGGTCAACTGAGGCTCTCTACGCATTGCGCACCAAGAATCCGCAATCGCGGAATGCGCTTGCAAGCGAGCCCTCAAGAAGAGCGCCGTCTTGCGCAGCGATTGCATCTTCGATGAACTGTCCGCGCGCGTTCACAACTACGCCGTACAGAAACCCCTGCTTGCTCCGCGCCGCGAAGCTGACGATGCCAACCAGCTCATCGCCGCTGCCCTCAACGCCAGCGTTTTGCGTGCTTTGGCGCAACAGCCCGGTCACGTCGCGATAGGTCGTGGTCTGTCGTGCTCGAGCCGCGATGGCTTCGCACGTGGCGTCAAGGCCCTCGCGCGACCGCGCAGAGATACGCGCCGGAAGCTGGTCCAGCGCGTTGCTCAACGCATCCTCGAACTCGACAACGATCACTTGCGGCCCGGCCCCTTCTTGGAAGAAACAACCGCGGCGCCATCAGCAGGGGGGTGAGCGGACCCAGCTTCAGGCGCCGCGGCGGGTGGAAGATCTGTGTTGGCCTTGGCGAGCTCTTCAGCGGCAATCTCCGCCTCAAGCTCAGCCAGGGCAGCGGCTTCTGCATCATCCGCATCGGCCTTGGCCTTTGCAGCGGCTGCGTGTTCTTGCTCGAGCAGCAGTGCGACCTGCTCGGCGTTCTTGCGTGCGTGGGCAGCCTTCTCGGCTGCGTCATCGACAACCGGCCCATCAAACCAAGCGCAATCGCCAAGCTTGAGGACCGGTCCGCCCTCGACGCGCACGGCACCGACCAAGTACGAGCCCATGCCGCCAGAGATGCGGCGCAGGATGCGGGTCATAACGGGCTCAACCGTGCGGCCCTGCTCGAGCAGCGCGCCGCAGTTGTGCCCGTTCAGCGGCTCGCTCAGCTGGAAATGCCAGCGGTCCGCATTGAGTCCGCTCTCGTCGAACGGGATGTCCGTCGGGAAGATGCCCACGCAACAGCTCCTGCCCAGCTCGCGCCAGGCGATGAATCAGACGGTGATGAGTTCGGAGGCGCGCGCCGCGGCAAGCTCGCTGCCGAGGGCGAATGCGCCGAACCACTCGATGCGCGTACGGTCCGCGCCGGTCGTCTCGCGCTGGCCGATGTCGTACATCTTCACGCCCGCGATGCGTGCGCGGTACGGGTCGAGGTCAGCCATCACGCTCATCGCGGATTGCTGCACACCGCAGTAGAAGCCTTCGCCGGGCGTGAGGCTCGCAAGGTAGACGCTGGACAGCGTGGTCGCCGTCTTGACCTCGTTCGAGGGGATGTCGTCGACCTGGAAGATCGGGCAGCCGTTCCACACGGGCACGTTCATCGTGAACGGCTTCCCGTCCACGCCGAGCATCATCAGCGCGACACTCTCCACCGCGCCGAACGTCGAGCGGCAGAGGGCCATGAACTTGCGCTTGAGCGCTCCGTTCATGAAGTACGCGCAGTCGGTGCGGACCTTGACCTTCTCGTAGAAGAGTCGGTCCATGACCTCGAAGCTGAGCGCATCGCCAGACGCGCCGGTCGAGGACACAGTCTGACCGGTCGTGATCATCTTGTTGAGCGAGTCGAACTCGTTCGTGGTCGTGGCGAACGAGATCATGCACTCGCCGTCGGCGGTCGCATCGGACACGTCGATGGTGACCGTCAGCTTCTTGCTGGGGTTGTCGCTGACCAGCGTGGCCGAGCCGTCCGCCGCGATGGCGACGTTGGGTCCGTACGTGCGGTCGCCAGGCGCGCGATACGCCCAGAACGTGCCCGTGTGCGTGTAGCGCAGCGAGCCGGGACCGGTGCGCAGCGACTCCGTGTGCGCGCTCGGGACCGCGGCGTCAACCGCGAGGCCGGGCGTCAGGGCAGCGTTCGACACGGTGAAGCTCGTCACGTGCGAACCGGTGAACATCTTCGCGGCGATGGTCTGGCCGAGCGCCTTGAGCTTGGACGCGATTTGCTGCGCCTTGGGGCTGCCGTTCGGGTCGTTCTGATTCTCGGTCGTGTTGTTGATGTCCACGACGCTGTCGATCAGACGCATCGGCACGGTGACTTGGTCGAACGTCGCCGACGACTCGGTCGAGGTGAAGCTGGTGGGCTCCACGAACTCGACGGTGGGCAGCGCCTTCTCGCGGTCGTACACCCAAGCGTTGCCCGTCTTCTCGACGAACTGGATGCGAGAGAAGAGCTCGTTGGTGGTCGCGATCCCGAGCATGACGCCTCGGGCCAGCGAGTTGCGGCTGATCTTGGCGCCTTCGTAGAGAGTGAATGCCATGGTAGCGGTTCTTCCTTGTTGATGAACCCGCTACGAAGCGGGTGTTGCTTCAGGCGCCTGAGCGCTCAGCGAGTCCCGCTCCGATCGCGCCTGCGATAGAGCTGTGCGAATCCATGCCGCTGCCGTTGCCGCCTCGTGCGTGGCGCGGGTGGTCGGTGCCGCCGTCAACCGGCTTCGCGAAACCAGGGCGCGCTTTGTAGAAAGCGGCCGCGACTTCGGCGGGCTTGTCGTATGCGCCGCCTTCGAAAGTCACCTTCGTGACCTGACGGTTGTCGTCGATCTCGAACTGGCCTTCGTTCAGCAGAGCCTGAATCGCGTACGTGGACATGCCTTCGCGCGCGCCCGCAGCGAGCACGCTGGTTGCCCAGTTGCGCTTGGCATCGTCGACGCGTCCACCGCGCTCGGTCTCGAGCGACTTCGTAAGCTCAGCGAGCTTCGCCGTGTACGTGGTCTCGCCGTCCTTGATCTGCTTCTGCGCCTTGTCGAACTGGTGCTGCAGCTTCTCGAGGTCGGTCTTGCCCTTGAGCTCGCCTTCCTCGCGCGCCGTGTCTGCAGCCTTCTGCAGCGCTCCCAGCGACTCCTTCAGCGTGGCGAACTCGGCCGCCTGAGCGTCGAACAGCTTCTTCTGATCGTCGAGCTTGGCCGTCAACTTCGCCTTCTCGGCCTGTACGATCTCGTTGACCTTGGCTTGCTGCTTCTCGTCGAACGTGACGCCAGCACCACCGCCGCCAGCGCCCTTGTCTTCCTCGAGCAGAAAGCCACGCCCCGTCGGGTCGCTCGTAATGCCGCAGAGAGTCGAGCCGCCACCATGCTCAGGGTCAGGCACGCGCAGTGGGTCACGCTGGACGCGCGAAAACGCGTAGCCAGTGAGGGCCATTGCAGCGAACAGACTGTTGACTTGTGCTTTGCGCATGTGGGTGCTCGTCTCCCCGGCCGTCCGGTTGGTGCCCTGCTGAATCAACTCGCTGCATCGGCTCGCAGGTGACGCCGAAAGCGATGATTCAAGGATTTCTCGGGGAGGCTGGTGCGCGCTAGTGGCTATGAGTGGAACTGCGTAACCAGATGGCTACTGCACATGTCATACAGTTACATAAGGGTTGCAATGGTTGCGAAGTTGCATACTGTGGACAGTGGGGCCAGTGGCCTCGCCACACTTTCGAGCGGAGGCGCGATGTATGCCGGCAGGTAAGGCTTTGAGGCACTGGGCGATCGACGCGGGGCTTTCGCTGAAGGAGATCGCTGCCGCCATCGGGGTTACGCGCGTGGCCTTGAGCCGCTACCTACACGGCAGGCGAAAGCCAAAGGTCGACCACTGCGTAGCCATCGCCACGCTGACCAGGGGCGCTGTCCCTGTTGAGATGTGGACTGACGCCGCGAAGCGAGCTGCTTGACTTCGCACCGCGTCAACGTGCACGCTGACTGAGTCCTGCATCGCGTCGAAGTTTGACGCCGCGGACACGAGACCGCCGGGGAGGGTTGGGTCTCGCCTATTCAGCGAATGCGCGTCGGCCTATGCGTCTCGCGATGCACCGGACAGAGCGCATTGGTAGCGAAGTCGCCTGGAGCCTTGGCGCCCATCTGGCCATGCTCGCGACACACGGGCTTGTTGCAGTTGCCGGCGCGCGTCGGGTGGTCGCACCACAGCACCGGGTCGCGTTGGCAGAAATCGACGCAGCAGAGGTCGGTCACTTGCGCAGCGCTGACTCAAAGTCAGTCGTCCCATCCGCAAGCCTGCGCGTGGCCAGCGACAACAACATGCCAGTTGCCAGCGGGCTCTCCTTGCGGGCTACCCCAAAGAACGAAGGCGCGCGCAAGACTGCTTCCATCGCGCGATTCTCGCAGTGCTTGCACGTGAACGGATGATATGGGCACTCGGCAGAGTAGACGACTTCGTATGCCGGGACGGCGTTGGGCAGACAGCGCACGTGCGAGCGCAGTCCTGCGGCAAACAGGCGTCGTTCTGCGTCCGGCATCGCAGCAATCTCAGAGAGCTCCGCGGCCCTTGCTTCGAATCCATCCGCGAGCAGGCGTTCAACCGTATCACGCGTTTGTTTTGCGTGCTGTTGCCGCTTCAGTCTAGCTGCCACCTCCTCATCCGAGGGCTCGATGCAGTGCCAATCTTCGTTGCGCTCGTCAGCGCGGCCGCCAATGTTGCATCCGACGCGGCCCATTACACGCCTCCGTACGGCTCATAGTCCGCCAACCACTTCCCGCCATCCTCGCGCCACCCAAGCTCAACCAGCCTCGCCTTGTGCGCGTCGCTGATCGGCAGCTGCGACGTGATGACCATCTCGCCCTTGGCGTTCACCTCGCGCGAGCTCTGGTACTCGACCAGCAGCTCAAGCCCCGCGCGCACGTGTGACCGCTGCAAGAGGCGCGAGCACGTCACCATGTGCCCCCAGTGCACGCGGACATGCGCGCGCTCAACATCGCCCATCGTAGTCGGCTCTTCGCCTTTCGCGCGCTTCGTGTCGCACACCGAACATGCGTCGCACCACGGCTCGTTGAACGCGACATGCAGACGATGCTGCTCTGCTGCGTGCTGGAAGGTGATGGGCACGCCTTCGCTGATGGCGCGGCGTTCGAGTACGCAGTCG